ACCTCACGCCTGCCGCTTGCTACTGCGGATTTACCCTGCCCCTTATGGGCGCACCGGCGATATGATTTATGAAACGGTCAACGCCAATAGTCTTTCGGCCTTTGTAAAAGAGCAAATGACCGAGAACGGCGACGCCCTGCCCGATTGGCTGGACGGCTTAGTCAATGTCTTTGAAAAATCGACAGTCGGCGTGCGCAAGGCCGCCAAGAAATAAGGAGGATTTTGTATCATGGCTAAAAATGAACTGGCAAAGACGAGCGGCTTTTTGGCCCTTGCTGACTTTAATATGAATACCGCGCTGGCGGAGGAGCTCGACGGTTTGGAGAGCGGTTTTGACCGCGTGAAAATTCCCTCGGGCGGCAGTACCATGTATGAGCTTCCCGGCGACGAGGCCGACGAGCCGGAAACCGTCAAAGAGTTTTCAGCGGTCATCCTGCACCATCACCCTGTCCTTCAATATTACAAGGAAAAGTATACCGGTGGCAGCAATCCGCCCGATTGTGGGAGCCTCGACGGCGTGACCGGCGAGGGCGACCCCGGAGGAGTTTGCGCAAAATGCCCGCTGGCGCAATTCGGAAGCGGCGAGAACAGCGGCAAAGCCTGTAAAAACCGCCGCAGACTGTTCCTGCTCCGCGAGGGCGAGATTTTCCCTCTTATCCTCTCGCTGCCCACCGGCTCGCTTAAAGAGTTTTCGCGGTATATCAAGCGCCTGCTCAGTCGCGGCAACAAGAGCAATATGGTGGTGACGCGCTTCACGCTCAAAAAGGCCACCAATTCCAGCGGTATTGCCTACTCGCAGGCGGCCTTCGCTGTTGACCGCCCATTGACCGCCGAGGAGCAGGCCCTGATAGGCAGGCTCACGGAACAGGTCAAGGCGTACAGCCGTCGTATCGGCTTTGATGCAGATGAGCCGGTGGAAGGCGAGTATATCGACGCCGAAACCGGAGAAGTCGTGGAGCCTCTCAACTAAAAACCCGCCCGGCGTGGGGCGGGCTTCATACCCGCTCTACGCTTCGGGCAGAAGGAGCAAAAATATGAGTTATTCATGCGTTACGACGCTAAAGGATATAAAGGCGTATCTGGCCGGGGCCGCCCTTGTGGCTTTTGACTTTGAAACGTCACCCACCAAGGAATACCGGGACGTGGAGCGCGCCGCACTGGACGCCCATAAAGCGGAGATCACCGGCGTTAGCTTCTCGGTGGCCGAGGGCAGCGCCATCTATATTCCGCTGCGGCACCGTACCGGAAAAAACGCCAACCCCGCCACGGTCATGCGGCATTTGCGCGGGGCCGTCTTTGAAAACAGGCAGGTTATAAAAATCGCCCACAACCTCGCCTTTGAAGCGGCGTTCCTGTACGCCCTGGGCGTGGTGGTGCAGCCGCCCGTCTATGACACCATTGCGGCGTCCCAGCTTACCCTAAAGAACCACATAGAGTTTCGCAACCTGTCGGATAGCGGATTGAAAACCCTCGTCCCCGCTCTGTTCGGCGTGGAGCTCCCAGACTTTGAAACAGTAACTGAGGGCCGCTCCTTTGACGAACTTCCCGCTCAGGACGCCGAAACTGTGCGCTATGCCTGCGCCGACAGCGATTATGCCCTGCGGCTATATCATCGGTTCAATGCGTGGTTTGACAAGAGCTTGCCACGGCACCGCTTTATCGCGGAGGAATTGGAATCGCCCACCGCCGTATATTGCGGCCTCATGCGGTACAACGGCCTGCTCATGGACAGAGAAACCATGCTGGAAAAACAGGCCGAGGCGGAAACAAAGCTCGCGGAGATCCGTGCGGGTATCGCCGGGTATGTCGGCGACGTGGAAATCGGGGCAAATGCCTCCACCTCTGCGTTCAAAAGTTATCTTTATAATACCCTCGGCCTGCCGGTCGTAAAAACCACCGCCAAGTATCAGGAGGCGGCGGACGACGAGGCCATGGTTTTGCTGGCCGATTGGTGCCGGGAGCATAAGCCGGAGCTCGTGCCGCTTTTTGAGCTTATTCAGGAATACCGACGTTGGGGCAAATTGAAAGGCACCTATCTGGACGGATACCTGCGCTTTATCAACGAGGCCACCGGACGCATCCATCCCGACCTATTGCCGTTAGGCACTGAAACTGGGCGCTTTGCCTCCCGTAATCCCAATATGCATTTGACCGCGAGCAACGACGGCTCGTTTTTTACTAACCTCGGTAAGCGTCTGGTGATCGGCGGCTGGATTAACCCGACAACCTACAGCATAGGCAACACCTACTGCCCACTTGTAAGCACCCGAAACGGCCCCGGCCAGCCTTTGTTTTATCTTTCCTTGTATCAGGGGCGATACCGGGTCATGCTGTACAATTCGTCGGGTTCGCTTATCCATGACCGCTCCGAGCCCACCATGCAGATACCCTTTCAAAATGGGGGCTGGTATTTTATCGCCACCATTATAGATATAGAAGCAAGTACGGTGCAGAGCTTCGTCGGCAACCGGGCCGACGGCGCGACATGGAAAACGAGCGTGCAGCCCTTTACCGGAACCCTTAACCCCGCATGTACCGCCAACATTGTGTTCGGCATGTTGCAGACGACCTATTGGTACGCGGGCGGCCTTGACGATTGGTTCTTTGAGACGGATTCTGCGCTCACCATAGACGATTTGGAGCGCCATTTCCTGAACGCGCAAATGGCGAATGGCGCGAGCAGCAGCGCCGATGTGGACGCATGGACGGAGCCCGGCGTCGTTACCCTCAAAGCGACAAACGGCGTGTATCCCAACAGCGGTGCGCTCTATACTCGCGCCGTTGAATGCAACCTCGCGGGTACCGGGCGGGTATCGGTAACTTCTGAATATACGGCAGGTGTAACCAGCATTGCCTCGGTGGAAACCAGCACGAGCGACGATATGGTGAACTGGACGGCATGGCAGCTTGTGGATGCCAGCGGCGCTTTGCAGTCGCCGAACAATGAGTATATCCGCTTCCGGGTAACGCTCGCCACCACCGATACCTCGCGCACGCCAAGGCTCATAGAGATTCAGTTGCACGATATACCCGTGGCCCCGTATGAAAAACTGGGCTTTGCCCGGCCTATCGTGCTGGACGCGGGCGGCGCTTGGGAGGCGGTCTTGGAGAACGCTTATGATATTGTAGTGACTGACGAGATAAACGGCTCGGATACTTTGGAATTTAAGCTCCCGTTCCGTGACCCCAAGCGGACATATCTCGACAATGAAAAGCAGGTACAGGTTGCCGGTGCGATTTACCGCATACGCACCCTGACCGACGATAAGAGCGGCGACGGCAGAGTGGTCACGCAGGTATACGCGGAGGCCGCTTTTTATGATTTGGCGTTTACGGTGAAAAAGGAACCGCAGGAGTACAATGCGGAAACGGCGGAGGCTCCCATGCAATACGCCCTACTCGGTACCGGCTGGTCGATTGGCATGATTACCGTCACTACGCGGCGCACATGGTCGTGCTCGGAAACGAGCGCCCTCGCCATTTTGCGGGCCGTTGCAGATATTCACGGCGGCGACCTCGTATTCGATTCCGTAAACCGAGAGGTTAGCCTTCTAACGTTCAGCGGGAAAGACAGCGGCGCTTTGTTTTCCTACCGCAAGAACATGAAAAGCATTAAGCGGGTGGTGGATACCCGCAGCCTTGTGACCCGCCTGTATGCCTACGGCAAGGACGGGATAACCTTTGCTTCCATCAATGACGGAAAGCCGTATGTGGAGGACTATACCTACAGCGCCGACGTAAGAATTTCAACGCTGGATTTATCGTCGTTCACCAACCCGTATCAAATGCTGGAATTTACCCAAATGCGCCTTGCCGAGTACGCCAAGCCCCGCGTTTCCTATGTACTTTCCGCCATGGACTTGTCGGTGCTGACCGGCTACGAGCACGAAGCGTGGGATTTGGGCGATACCGTTCTGGTGCATGACAGGGAATTAAATCTTACTATCCGAACCCGCGTTATCCGGCGTCAGTACAACGTGCAGGAGCCGTGGAAAACCGTCATTGAGCTATCCACCAAGCTCCGGGAACTCGGCGATTCCACGGCGGCGTGGGATAAGGCGGCGGATACCCTCTCGCAGGTGGATGTGCTTGACCGGCAGGAAATCAAGGATATGGTACCCTTTAACCACCTCCTCAACAGCCGGGCCGATAATGGGCTGGCATACTGGCTCAATTCGGGCTTTGAGGTGGATACCGGAAACGGGGTCAGCGGTACCGCCTGCTTCAAAGCCGTGGGCGTATCCGGCATGACAAAAAGCCTCTCGCAGACGGTATATCCGGCGAACCGGAAAAGCTACACCTTCTCCGCGCAGATTGCCAGCGAGGACTTAAAAAAAGGCCCAAACGGGCAGGTCGGTATTCAGGTGATATTTGAATATGAGGACGGCAGCACCGAAACCCGGTTTATCGACCTATTTTAAGGAAGGCGGTGCCTATGGCGTATTTTCAGCAGATAGCCAACGACCTGTCGCCAAAGGGCTCCGGGCGGATCAGGGCCATTACCATAAGGATTTGCGTCATTGATTGTACCGGGGCGGTGTATATCACCGACATGATGATACAGGGCGGCTCGGTGGCGACCGGCTGGGTGGGTCATCCCTCGGAGATTCAATGGACAATGGACGGGTGATTGTATGGAGTTTACGCGCTTTTCGGAAACAGTGATACCAAAGGGCGAAAGCCGCGTGGTGAGCATTACGGTCACGCCGATGATAAGCGATTGCACCGGCACCATCTACTTCACCGATTTGCATTTGCAAGAGGGCGATTGGCAGACCGGCTATGTTACCCATACCAGCCGGTTTCTGCAAAAGTACCGTAAGGATGGAGAAATCCAGCCGCCCCGGCATTTCAACGGCATTGTCCGGGGCGGCGATACCGTCGTGATAGCCAACAACAGCATTACCCCCAGCGGTAGTACCGTTGTGATAGATAAATCCCCGCAGATAAGCGCCGGGCTGGATTGCTATATCTACCCGGTGCAGGATATGGCGGCGGGCAGCATTGCCCTTGGTACCGGCATGGGCCAAGGGGCGCACCGCGTCCGTTTCCTTTCCTCCGCTCTTGCCGGTGATGAATTTGCCCTGCTGGCCAGCCGCCGCGAGTGCCTGAGAAACGGTTCCGCTACCGGGAAACAGGGCTTCTATCAATATGTCGCCTATGGCGACAGCAAGCATGTTGTGGAATTGGAGGAGTACAAGTCCGCCCGCCTCCTCTTTGTATTTCAGCAGACGCAGGAAGGAGGCGAGCGGTTTTAATGGATTTGCTCAAAGGCAAGCGCAACATGGTATGGGCCTATATGGGCAATACCCGGATGTATGAGGTGCTGCGGGATTACGGCGACCGCCTTAATACGGTCGGCATTTTCACTTTTGAAGTGGACGCCACTGGCACGCTTTCCGAAACCGGCACCAGCATTGCCACCATGATGACTTATATCAACCGCTGGCCGCATATCCGGTGGCTGCTTACCATTATGAACAACGGCGTCGCTTCAACTTTCACGGCCTTACGCGACAATACGGGCGGAGCCAAGGACAAGTTTTTGACCGAGATCGTGCGCATTATGCAGAAATATCCTTGGTGTGCCGGGGTCGATATTGACCTTGAACGGGGCGGCGGCTACGAAAACAAAGACGCTGCCAACGCCTTGTTCCGGGACATATACTCGACGGTCAAAAACTATAACCCGACGAAGCTGGTCAATATTTGTTTGCCGGGCATGACCGGCGTGGAAGGGAGCGTCGGCGGCGAGAACTGGTGCGTATACGCCGACCTCAACCCATATTGCGATACCGCCGCTATTATGTCTTACGGCATGTCGTGGGCGGGCTCCGCGCCCGGCCCGGTATCGCCTCGGAGTTGGTTGGAGGGCGTTTACAACTATGCGGTTGCGGTCATGACGCCGGATAAGGTGTTTATGGGCCTGCCCGGTTACGGCTGGAACTGGCGCATACATGACACGCCGGAGAACATGGGCGTGACGTATCGGGGAACCTCCAACACCTATTACGCCGCTCAATTCTGGCTGAATGGTTCCTATAACTTTACAAACGACGGGCCGCCCCAGCCGTTCATTCCCATCATTGCGTATTGGGACGATGTGGACATGGTGCCGTGGGCGCTGCCGCATGTGTATGATTTCATGGACGGCTGGTCGGTGGCCGAGCCCGCGCGGGGCGCGTTGACAAGGGAAACCTACAACCGCAGGCGTTATCTGACGGCCTACGGCAAGGAGCAAAACGCCTCGTTCGGGACAATTTATATTGACCGTAACGGCGTCCCGGATAGCTATTCCGGGATAGTGACGGTTACTGAAAGTATGGCGGTGCTCGGCGAGGGCGGCCAAGCCACCTATAACTTCACCGTAAGCCAAAGCGGCACCTATGACGTAGCTGTGCGGCTTTGTTACCCCTTTTGGGACAAAAACGCCCTCGGCGTTTCTCTGGATGGCTCCACAAAGATGTTTCAGGAACCCCGCCTGTGGTGGCCGTACTGGCGGAAAAACTGCTGGCTTTCCCTCGCCGCAGGGGTCTATCTCTCGGCTGGCTCCCACACCATACGCATAAGCGGCGGCGTGCCGGGCGTGCAGTTTTACGGCTTCCGGGTATGCAGCGCCTTTTCGGAATCCACATGGCCCGGAGAGGCTTCCTATACGCTGGCCCCGCGCCAGTTTATCGACGTGGACGGCAACCCGGCGCAGCCCGACCGGGGCTTCAAGCTGACCTTTGAAATGCTCCGGCGCAAGCCGGACAGCGCCTTGATTTGGTATGAGGATTTCCGGGATTCTCCGCCTTTGCCCGCGACCTATTGGCGTACCCTGTCGGGGTCTTGGGCTGTATGGCAAGACCCCGACAGCGCGGACAACCGGCCCTATTCACAACTGGAAGGCTCCGGTCAATTGGCGTGGCAATATGAGGGGTTTGCCGACGTGCATCTGCGCGCACAGATTGCCTTCCCCTCGAATGGCACAGGCCGGGCCGGGGTATTCATTGGCAGCATATTTGCCTGCCTCAATATAGATACCCAGCGGGTGGAGTTATACCAAGGTAGTACCCTGCTCGGCAGCTATGCCACCAGCTTTTCCCGGACGCCTGATGCGAATATCCGCAGCAATCCCTCCATGTATACCATTGAAATGAGGAGGCGCGGCAATCGTGTCCGGGTTTATAGTGGTTCGAGTAATACGCTCCGGTTCACGGCCACCGTATCGGGTGCGGGAGGGTTCGCCGGTATTCGCTCCGACGGGCCGATCAAATGCCAGCTTCTGCGGCTCGGCGACGCATGGACATATGAGCCATACGAACGTTTTGACGTGGAATACCCGGACGGCTCGCGGGCTTCTTTCGGACGGATTACTCGCAGCGGCGTAACGTGGGACGAGGAATTTCAGGTATTCACGGTTACGTCGGACGTAGAGGAAAGCGCCACCCGCAGCGAGGAGATTTCCTTGGACTATGATTTCTTTCATTCTAAGCTGCTGGCTCTGCAATGCGGCAATGACTACCGGGTAAAAATCATACCCCGCGATATCAATGTCTGGATTGTGCGCCTGCTGCTGGGCGACGCGGACGGGTTCAGTATTCTCTACTACTCCGACGCGGATTCCCTTATTTATTGGGCCAACGAGGCGGCCTACCGTTGGAAGCTCCGGGGCTTTGCCCTCTGGTCGCTCGGCCAAGAAGATATGCGGCTGTGGGAGGCGCTCCCCAAGCAGATATAGACCTTAAAGTTATGTTTTAACGCTTGCCGAAAACGGCAGGCGTTTTATTTTGCAAAAATCAGGAGGTATTGATGATGAAAACGGTATGGCAAACAGTTCAAGCGGTACTCGCGGCGGCAGGCGGGTTTATCGGCTGGTTTTTAGGCGGCATGGACGGGTTTCTTTATGCGCTGATTGCCTTTGTGGTGATTGATTATTTGACCGGCGTAATGTGCGCGATTGCGGATAAGCAACTATCCAGCAATGTGGGCTTTCGAGGCATTTTCCGCAAGGTGCTCATTTTTGTAATGGTTGGCGTCGGCCACATCGTTGACAGCCAAGTCTTAGGCGACGGCAGCGCGTTGCGGACGGCGATAATCTTCTTCTATTTGTCGAACGAGGGCCTTTCAATGCTGGAAAACGCGGGACACTTGGGCCTCCCCATCCCGGAAAAGCTCAAAGATGTGCTGGCGCAACTGCATAACCGCGAGGACCAGGAGGACGGAAAATGAACGTCACTCTGAAAATGACCCGCGCGGAGAACATCGCGCGATATGGTGCCGGGCCGGTATCGCTGGACATTGAAGATTATCTTTGTGGCGTGGTTCCCGCCGAGATATACGAATCCGCCCACATGGAGGCGCTAAAGGCGCAGGCCGTGGCCGCCCGGACGTTTGCGGCAAAGCGCACGCAGGCCGGTACCGTCATGAATGACACGACCTCGTTTCAGGCGTACCGTTGCTCGCTCGCAGAGAAAAGCCCCCGGAGCAGACAGGCAGTTATGGATACGGCGGGACAGGTGCTTTGCTACGACGGGGCCATGATTGACTGTTTCTATTCC